TTGGCCGTCACAAAAATCTTCTTCACCCTTCTGAAAATGTTGATGGTTGATGGATCAATCTTCAACACAACGCTTCTGATAGTAGAAAAGTCATCAGAAGAAACTTTGTCTGTTCTAAAAATGTTTACATTTTTGGGTTTGCAGAATCTTCCCAATTTTATTTTCCAGTGATTCTTTTCTAACTTGCTCATTAGAGATCTCAACGCTGAGTGAACTACTGACGAAACGAAATGTAGAATTCCTTGTTCCATGTTTGATCTGTTCACTAAAACAGTAGATTTCTCAGAGTTCATATGAGTGCCAGGCTGAGTGAAAGAATCGCCGTTTTTCTGAACTGAGTTTAGGAAGTTGGCTTTCATCTGGCGCATTCCTGGCTCAAAAACCTCGGTGGTCGGGTGCTCCATGTACTGCTGCAAAACGTTTTTTGAGATCTGCAATTTTTTGTTGGCTTGCAGATTCATCACAACACAAAAAACTTCCCACATATCATCTTTTAACAAGGGACGGAAAACAGTTGCAAACATTGGCATGACGAATCTTTGACACCATGTTGCTGAATCTCCCGCCTTAATGCCAGTCACAGACAAAAAATCTTCTCTGCCAAAAAACTCAGATAGTGCATCGTAATGATCGGTTGTTCTTGTCAATTTCATGTTGCCCTTGGTCAGCATTTCCGAAGGTATGTGCTCTCCAATGGACTTCGCCATAGTCTCAACCATGCTGATTGCTATTCTTGATTTTATATCCTTTATTAGAATCTCTCTGGTAGAGCCAATCTGGCCTTTTTTGAAAACAGAAGAATAAGTTCCTCCCAGTTTGACAATTCCAGCAATTATGTGGCAGATTTCATCATATGGGTTTGAGGAATTTGAGTTGATCTCTTTCATTAGCTCAGTAAGATTCACGGTCACTTTCTTTCTCCTCCCAAAAGCTGTAGAGTTAAAAGAGTTCTCTTTATCTTTGAAAATCTCTTTTAGTTCTTTAGCCGTCATCTCATAAGGAATGTTTGGGTTGCTGGGAGGAACAGCTGAGGACTTGAAAGTTGCGAGATTTTCCCACGTTTGAGCGCAGAGGTTTCTATTTATGCTATTCCTGAAATGCTGAACAGGATCTGGAAATTTGTCCTTTAAACTCTCTATCAAGGATTCTCCTGCAGCTAATGCGAATTCAGCAGACCAGTCATGGTTATCGTACTTCGCATCAAATTTCTTTGACCAAACTTTTTCTTCAAAAATCTTATCCTCTTCGCTTCCAACTTCTGGGACTAAAATTTCTTGTGAGGTGATCTTCGAGAAAGTTTGAAAATCGCTCTGACCACCTGATCCGTCGTCCTTGTTGTGAATGTTGCAAAGATACATAACGTTGATGATTTTCTCGAAATTATCTATTTGAGACCCGTCGACAAAAGATTTCAGGTTGTTATAAGAAACAACTGACATGTTTGA